TTCAATCGCAGAGTGACATATATTAATTAACTCACTCTCAAAGCCATCAGCCTTAACTAAAAGACCAACAACAAGATTATGTACCAATAAGTAAGACCCAGCCATCGGGTCCATCATTTCCATATCCTTATCAACCAGGCAATCTTTGGCGTAATTACGCATCATGCTGACAGTTAAATCAAAAGCTAGGTCGTTGTTGAAATCCATTTCAGATTCTTTCTTCACACTCATATTCATATTCTTCTCCATAAATAAAATAAATATACATTTAGTATAACGATATATGTTTACATGTCAAACAATTTACTATATTATTTAATTTTAACTTTTGGAGAAGTAAATGAATAAAGAAGAAATGAATGAGTTAGTAGATAACAGTATGGCCCTTGTCTTGGATATGACGGTCAAAAACAACCAGGCTCTTGCTAAGTCAGCCTTTAAACCAAAGGGTTCTACTAATTTTAATAACGACCTTATAGCTATGAGAAGACTCCAGGCGTTTGTAGAGTATATCTATGCTCATCAGCCTAGCATGTTTGAAAGTGCCTATAGGTTTGCAAGTGAGTCAGTCGTAGACAATGAGTAATAAAATAAGGTTCTACGCTTTTAGGTCTTATGACGATGAGTTTGGCGTAAGGTTTATACCCTACGATGCAACCAAGTTTGAGCTAAAGGCAATTACAAGCAACTTTGATGCTAATGCTTTGTTTAATAAAATGAAGGCAAACTGCGAAGGATACGTTCCCGCATACAACCCAGATAAAAATTATACAGAGAACCTGCAGGACTTACAGGCAAAAGTAGGTTTCTGGCCTATTCCTTTATCACATCAATCTGTATATGAAGATATACCTATAGAGTATGATGATGAGTGGACAGAAGAAACATCACAACCAAACTACAAACATCGTTGGGAACTAGAAGACCGCAAGGAGTATTACTTCCCACCTAAAGACGAACCACCATTTTAAGGAGAAGCAAATGGAAACAATAAAAGAACTAGAAGCATACCCGTTTGAAGAGCGAGGTGATGCCTTAATATATGCAGATATACCCAACGAGGTTTATCATTCAGAGGTAGGGATAAGCAGTAGCACCCTGCGTAAGTTTGGTCATTCCCAGCTACATGCTGTTAATGATGTGCAAAAGACTACAGATGCTATGAACTTTGGGACTGCTGCTCACTATATGTTGGTGGAGGGAGAACAGGCATATAACCAAGAGGTAGCTGTACTAATGGGGTCGCCCTATACCAAAGCTTATAAAGAGAACAAAGCAGATATGTTAGAGCGATACGATTGTGTTATCAAAGAAATAGAAGACACTCATATTAAAGGTATGAAGGCCAATATTATTGATGAGGCTGACATGTATTTACAAGCAGAAGGCAAACTACCAGAGGCTAGTTTCTTCTGGTATGAGGATAAAGTTCTTTGTAAATGTAGGCCAGATTTAATATGCCCGCCTTTTAAAGATTTGTATAAGCCTGGTGAGATATATGTTGTTGATTATAAAACAACCAAGTCTTGCGACCCAAAAGAGTTTGCCGACTCAGTTAAGTATTGGGGATACGACATGCAAGCCGCTTGGTATCGTAGAGGTATGGAGAAAGCTGGATACAGCGTTAAAGAGTTTGCCTTTGTTGCCCAAGAGAAAGTTCCGCCTTATGCCAGTAAAGTCTTTGTTATTACTAACGAGCAAATGGATAAGGCTTGGGATAAGATGCAAGTATTTTTAGATGCTTATAATAAATATTTATATGATGGTATAACTACTATTTATAACTCTGACAATATTGTCACTTTGGACCTGGAGGATTAAATGAGGTTTTGGAGAAAAGTTCACAACATAATAGATAGAGCGTGGCGACATACCCACGCTTCTATTATGTATTACTTTGATAATCGCAAAGACGAAGTAGATATAGATTGGTTAAATATGCACAACAATATAATGGAGAAACAAAATGAACGACCCAATAAATCCAAATCACTATAAGGACGGCGAAATAGAATGTATTGACGCTATGGAGGCCAGTATGACACCTGAAGCTTTTGCTGGTTATTGCAAGGGCAATGTAATCAAATATGTATGGCGTTATGAAAAGAAAGACCGACTAGAGGGTTTGCTAAAAGCTCAATGGTATCTCAATAGATTGATTCAAAAAGTAGAAGAGCCGTCTATGGTTTCTTTGGAAGATGTTGAGATTGAAGAAATGGCCAGCTCAAATATAAGCCAACACCTCTAATCTTTTTTGTGGAGGTTGATGAAATACTCAGCCTCTACAACAGCTAAGGTCTTAGACCTATTCCTTTTAATAATAACTAATGGTTGATGCTTTCCGCAGTTAGCAGATGCTTGGTCGTATGCTTTCCAGATGTTTAAAGACTCCTGGCACTTACACTCAATAGAATAAGGAAAGGCATCTCTTGCCTCTTTACTCATAATTACATCTTCTCCACCAGCACCCATTGATGTTGATTTAACATTCTCTGGATGTATGTCTAAGAGTTCAATAAGTTTGTCTCTCACCCATTGTTGGAGTTTTCGACCTTTTTGTTTTGCTGATTGTGGCCTCATACTTCATTACCCCAGACATCCCATCCTTTAAATGTTTCATCACCGAACAAATCATTTTGCTTTCTTGCAAATAATTCAATGCGAGGTAAGTCGCCACACAGTTCTACAATATTTTCTCTCACTACCCTCGGCTTTTTTGAGTGCTTATCGATAGGCTCATAAACAATTTGATGCACTGACTTAGAAACTCTTTTAGGCTTACCCTTAGTAGCTAACAAACATATCTCATTGTTTGCTCTTGTCCAATAACCCAAACCCCAAAAAAAACTATCTGACTTTTTGTTCTTTTTCACCCAGCTAAAACCACACGTTTTATAAGTAAATCCCCACTCCTCTATTGTTTGCAATCCTTCTTTTAATAGAGGGTAAGTTACCCATATAAAAAGAACACAACTATCATCTGCGATGTCCTGCACTGGTAAATCGTATATGTCTTGTATGTTCATACAAGCATATTCTTTTTGTGGGTCACGAATGTTTGCATCTGTAGATGTACCATCAGTTCTTTTTTGTGATTGATATTTAAACTGCCAAGGTGGGTCAGCATAGATAATGTTATATTTTTTGTTTGGAAAATTGTTGTTCATCAAAACGGTGATTCCTCCCATACTGATTTATCTTCTGGTAAGTCCACCAGCATCTGCCTGAACTTCTGCTGTAATAACCTACCTTTTTGTTTTGCTGATTGTGGTTTCATAATTAAATGCTAGGTTGGGTTTTGAGAGGTATTTACGGAGTTATACGATACCCTATAGACCCCTAGCGGAGCCTGTTATTTTATAAAGAAGGTTTAGCTGGCTTGCTAGTCTCCGCTGCAGCCATGCTAGGTGGTACTTCCGCTCTTGTTGGCGGAGTAAAACCATCTCCCTTCGGAGTTCTAAACGCAACTATCTCGTTTGTAGTATCTGGATAGCTAGGATTGTCACTTTCTTTTTCAGAAAAAGTACAAAGCAAAGTTTTACCTTGCAAGTCTTCTGCGTTAGTAGGTGGTGTATCAAGACCAACAGCAGTAAGCAAACGTTTAAAGTCAGAAGCTGCGTAGCCTCTAATAAGTTCTTGCTTTTCTGCATCATCATTCTTATACCAAAGGCTAAAGTATTTTCTAACAATCCAACCATTAAACTTTGGCTCGTTATGTACCTTAACTTCTAGCTTGATACTTTCATTACCAGCAGCTGACACGTGTTTAGTGCATTCGCTGATAATACAATTATAATCACCTTTCGGTATATAAGAGGATGACTCCTCTTCCCTAGACTCTACGTTTGTAAAATCAATTCCATCAAAGTCAGACATTATGCTTCTCCTTTAAATCCTAACTTGTTAATAATATGTGATAGGTTAGGTTCCTCTAAGGCTTCTAACTTACCACTCCTGTCCTTAGCAATATAATTAGCGCCAAGAGTTGTTTGCAACCAACGTTCGGTTGTCTTGTTTCCTTTTTCATCTTCGGTATCAAATGTTCTCAAACATAACACTTCATCAAAGAAGTAAGGAATTTGCGTAGGCAGTTTAGCTCCAACCATCATCGGTTGATAGTGCAACATACCTGTAGCCTCATCTCGTACCTCTTGCTGTTTAGCAATAAATACAACATGTATTGGAAGGTCCCTAAATCTACGCATCGTTTTAGTCATTATTTGAATAACCTCTCCATACGCTTTTCTTGGGTCCTTGCTTTTCTTCAACTCGTTGCCCAGAACAATCTCTGACATTTCTGTCACGCTGTCTAAACAAACAGTATCGTAGTCTAACTTGCCACTTTCTAATAGCTGTGCAATTTCTTCTATCTCAGCTGCTTCTTTGACTTCAATAGCAGTCACGTTCTTAGCATCTTTAATAGATAAAAGGCCAGCTTCCATACTGACGACAAGAGTTTTTCCTGGAACGGTCTGACAAAGAGTTGTTTTACCAGCTCCAGAGATTCCGTAAACCAAAAGTTTGGCACCTTGCAATTCGACCAAATCGCTCGGGCTTTTTATACGACTTAAAATATCGCTCATATCATTTCTCCTAAAGATAAAATAATAGTATACAGATAAAATTTATAACTGTATACTTTTAGTTCAAAATAAATTTATTACAGAAAGCAACTATGAGCGAAGTCAATAAAAATCAATGGAAAGTGAATTATTTATACAGGCTACAGCAGTTATGTAATAAAGATTTAGAATCTTTATATGCTAACAAACTAGAGCCAGAATACAAGGAGAGAGAAGTGAAACGTATATCTTTAAAAGATTATATTGCCTATATAGGCAACGCTGGAGCGGCAAAATTATTTGAATGCTCTGAAGCAACAGCAAAGTCCTGGAGATATGGTAGGCGTCAACCGTCTATTAAACAGGCTAAAAAGATAATCAAAGCAGCAGATGGAAAGCTAGACTTTGAATCTATCTATGGACCACTTGAAACTACTTTTGAAGAATAGCAGAAGTGTTCAACGTCAAAGCAACAGCAGAAGACTCTGCGTTGGATTTAGCGCTTGCCTATGCAGAATCAGGTTTTAGTGTAGTACCTTTACTACGCCATAATAAAGTTCCGCCTAGAGAACTTGGAAGCTGGGAAAGATTTAAAAGCGAACAACCAACGACAGAAGAAATAACGAAATGGTTTCAAGGCCGCGATGATTTAGTCGTAGCTTTAGTGACTGGAAAGTTTTTAGTTATAGATGCAGATACTCCAGAGGCGGTCACGTGGGCTGCTAATAATTTACCTGTCACACCTTTAAAGGTAGCTACTGGTAAAGGTATGCACTATTACTACAACAACCCAGAAAATTTTACAACTTATGTCGCTCGTAGAGTTGCTGATTACGACCCAGCAAAACTTATTGATATAAGAGGCGTCGGTGGCTTGATTATCGCCCCCTATAATATTCATGCTACTGGCGCCATCTATGAACCCCAAGTAATACCAGGTTGGGAATTGCATGATACAGGTGACTTGCCAGACTTCTCTCGCGAAGATTGGGTAAAGGTGACTGGCGCAGATAAAATAAACGGAAAACCTATAGCGACACCTCTCTCTCTTGAAGCCGCTGCAGAAGGAAGCCGTAATGATACTGCAGCTAGATTGGCAGGTTATCTGATTGCTAAGGGATTGAATACAGACTTCACTCAATTCTTTTTGCAGTCTTGGAACAGAAGCAATAAACCACCCCTAGAAGATTCAGAGATAGCTACAACAGTTAACTCTATTA